TGCCAGAGCCTAGTCAATACGAGAAAGAACAAGAAGCTATCCGTATGGCAGAGCATAAGAAGCAGGTCGATTACTTTCTGAGAGCGCAGATCAATCAGTTCTCCAGAAGCAGTGAGCAACGTGATGCTATGTTAAAGCAACATGGTTTGGAGGTAGAATAATGAGTCAAGCAGATCGAGTTCTTTCATACCTTGAGAGTGGCAATACTATTACTACCCTTGATGCCTTTAAAGAGCTAGGCATTACCAGACTTGGAGCAAGAATCTTTGAGCTGAGACAGGAGGGTCATCCAGTGCAGTCTAATAGACTCACAGTAACCAACAGGTTTGGAGAAGATTGTTCTATCTCTGAATACTATATTGGAGAGCAGTCAAATGGATAAAGATATTGATTACTTGAATGACCTAGATCGCGGTGATTACGATTGCCGCAAAGGTTATCCCCATAAAGAAGGGCAGTCACATGCCTATGACATCGGATATGGCGCTCGCTATGTCCTTGAACAAATGCAATCAGCAGGAGCAATAGAATAATGAAAACAAAAATGGAAGAAGCTATTAAAGTTGTAAGTGAGCTTAAAGAAGTAATGACAGAGAGCCTTAATCAAGCAAAAGCAAGGTACGATAACCTAGAAGCTAAGGATTTACGCACAATGATTAAAGCTGTAAAACTTGTCGAGGGTACGCTTGTGATGCGTAATGAACCTCTAACCCAATCAACAGGAGAAACAGTTTAATGACTAATAAAAAATCAGTATGGGCAACACTGTCCGCAATCGACTGTTCAGCTCACATCGAGAAGAAGGGTAAGCTATCTTACCTATCATGGGCATGGGCTTGGCAAAATCTAATGGAGCACTACCCTGACTCAAACTACGAGTATTACGATCCTGTATTCTTAGAGGATGGCACTGCTGAGGTATCAGTTGCAGTGACTGTAGAAGGAAAGACGCACAGAATGTGGCTACCAGTAATGGATAACAGAAACAAGTCTATACCTAGCCCAAATAGCTTTGATGTAAACAAGGCCCGTATGAGATGCCTCGTTAAGTGCATTGGATTTTTTGGGTTGGGATTGTATATATATGCTGGCGAAGACTTGCCCGAGGCTACCAAGACTGAGGTTGTCAGTGAAGAGCAGTCATCAGAGATCAAAGCACTACTTGAGTTGACAGGTGCAGATGTTAAGCAGTTCCTGAAATACTTTAAGACAGACTCTGTAGATAATATGTTGGCAGTCCACTACACCAGAGCTATGGCAGCACTACAGGCCAAAGTAAAATGATCATCTTAAACGATGAGCAGGGTTCCCCTGAGTGGCTTGCCTCAAGACTGGGCAGGCCATCAGCCTCAATGTTTGGGAAGTTGATCACTGGTAGTGGTAAGCCCTCTAGTTCAGCCGAGTCCTACATCAACGAGCTGATTGCTGAGAGATTAACTGGTCGCAGCAAACCCTTCTACACCAACGAACACATGGAGAGGGGTACAGCACTGGAGCCAGAAGCTAGGGAAGCGTATGAGTTTATCACTGACTACGAAGTGCAAGAGACAGGCTTCATCCTGGATGACAGCGAAGAGTTTGGCTGTAGTCCTGATGGCTTAGTTAGCACCGATGGTGGTCTTGAGATAAAATGTCCATCTGATTCGGTACACGTTAGCTACCTGAGAGCAGGTAAGGTGCCAGCAAAGTATTACCAGCAAGTGCAGGGATGTATGTGGATAACTGGGAGAGACTGGTGGGACTTCATGTCTTACCACCCTGAAATGCCACACCTGCTAGTAAGAGCAAGACGTAATAAGAAGTTTATTGAAGCAATGGCCGAGCAAGTTCTGGCCGCAGTAGAAACCATAACAACAGAGACGGAGAGATTAGTATGAAAGTTGGATTAAGCATTAAGTTAGACGTAACAAAGATCGACAAAGAGCGACTGTTTGAGGGTGCTAAGGGTACATACCTTGACCTGACTACCTTCATTGATACTGCTGAGCAAGACCAGTACGAGAACAATGGCTTTGTATCTCAGTCAACTTCCTCTGAGGAACGTGAGCAGGGCGTTAAGACCCCTATCCTCGGTAACGTAAAGGTGTTCTTCACTGATAGTGATGTTGCTTCAGGTAAGTCTAAGGCCGCAGCCCCTGTCGATGAAGACATTCCATTCTAATGGAAGCCCTTGGTGCAGCCATCTGCGTAATAATAGTGGGTGGATTTCTTACTGGCTTAATTCTAATAACACTTGACCAACAGCGAGAGTGGAAAAAGAAACGTGAAGCTAATAAGAAATAGATTACAGACCCCTGATGGGAAGATTCTTGAAAGCGTACATAGACATGATCATGTTTCGCATAGAGACGACAACGGCAAATTGTACTTCCTTGATGGGGGTCTGGACTATGCAAGATGTTCGGCCCATGGTGATGAGGTCTATATGCAGGAGTGGAGTGACGATCCCAATCCATGCAAAACTGAAGTTCAACTTTGGTTTGACCTGATGAAAGAATGCGACTGATATACCATTACTGATATAGAACCTATCAATATGTATCATTATATATCATCAACGATAGCTAGTATAATCGGCCCCTCTACAAACTACTGGGGTTTCACCGTGACTATCGCAATCATCGTTGTAATATGTGGCCTAGCTGCAATTGCATACCAAGACATGGCCTCCTAACGGGGGCTTTTTTAATGGAGTAGATTATGAAGCACATGATTATCCCTGACACCCAAGTCAAGCCAGGCAGTAGCCTCAAGCATTTGGAGTGGGCAGGAAGGTACGCTGTAGAGAAGAAGCCAGATGTGATCGTTCACATTGGGGATCACTGGGATATGCCCAGCCTTTCCAGTTGGGATGTAGGCAAGAAGTCCTTTGAGGGTCGCCGCTATAAAGATGACATTGATGCAGGTATCAAGGGTCTGGAAACATTCCTTGCACCCATCAGGGCAGAGCAGAAGAGACTGGCTGAGGGCAAAAGAAAACGCTGGAACCCACGCCTAGTATTCACTCTGGGAAACCATGAGCAGCGCATTGAGAGAGCCATTGAGTCTGATGCAAAGCTAGAGGGACTGATAGGTTATGCTGACCTGAAGCTAGATGAGATGGGCTGGGAGGTCTATGACTTCCTTGAGGTCTGTGTCATTGATGGTATTGCATACTCGCATTACTTCACCAGTGGTATCATGGGTCGGCCAGTCAGCAGTGCCAAGCTGATGTTATCCAAGAAGCACATGAGCTGTGTGATGGGTCACGTTCAGGATAGAGACATTGCCTTTGCTAACAGAGCAGACATGAAGCCCATGATCGGATTGTTCGCTGGTATCTTCTACGTCCATGACGAGGACTACCTGACAGCCCAGACCAACAGTAGCTGGCGAGGTGTGTGGATGCTACACGAAGTCAACGATGGGCAGTGTGATGAGATGCCTGTATCCATGAACTACTTGAGGAAGAAATACGAATGAACTGCTGGATATGTAATGAAGAATTAATTTGGGGTGGTGATCACGACATTGAACATGAGTCCGAGGATTTCCATACTGTGACTAATTTGTCATGCCCTAATTGCAATGCTTTTGTTGAGGTGTACCAGCCAAAGGAAGAAGAAGTATGACGGCAAATAATAAACAGGTGGGTGGTAGCCATTACATGACAGCCATACAGCCTATAGAGTACATTCTGGCAAACCAGTTAGACTTTTGCGAGGGGAACATTGTTAAGTACGCTACTCGCTGGAAGAGTAAGGGTGGTGTTGAAGACCTACGCAAGATCAAGCATTACTGTGACTTTCTAATAGAGCGTGAATTAGAGTCCTAAAAATGTTATAATCGGGGCATGAAAAAGAACAGTAAGAAATCTAGTTTACTATCCCGAATCGGAGTCTCTGGCTACAACAAGCCCAAGAGAACCCCAAAGCACCCCACCAAATCTCATGTTGTGGTCGCCAAGGAAGGCGATAATGTGAAGACAATACGCTATGGTCAGCAAGGTGTGAGTGGTGCAGGTGCCAATCCCAAGACAGCCAAGCAAAAGGCTCGTCGTAAATCCTTCAAAGCTCGTCACGCTAAGAATATTGCCAAGGGTAAGATGTCTGCTGCGTACTGGGCCAACAAGAGTAAGTGGTAATAATATGTTTACATCAAAAGCAGCTGGGTTTTCACGATCACTAAAGAAGAAGGGTATGTTTTCTGGCAAACCTAAGAAGTCTTTACTGGCATCAACCTATGGCACACCTAAGAAGAAAGCAAAACCTAAAGCAACCGGATACCGTCCAGCGTCAAAGTCTACGAGCATGAAGTAATGAAAGGTCTATACGCAAACATCCATGCCAAACGTAAGCGCATCAAAGCAGGTAGCTCTGAGAAGATGAGAAAGCCTGGAGCTAAGGGTGCGCCCACAGCTAAGGCATTTAAAGATTCTAAGAAGACCAGCAAGAGTTTAATAAGTTAAGGATTTGGGTACTGTAGCGCCTCATATCCGAACATTTGTAAACTAATATGTCCAGATAACCTGTACAGTATCACGTACATCTACATGGATGAAGTTCTTTGCAATTCCTATACCAGAAAAGCCCATCTTCATAGCTTCCTTCACGATCACATATCCCTCTGAGCCGCTGTTGATGTGGATGTCAGCAGCAATACCCCTAGCATGGGTGCCAGGTCTGGTCTTGCGAGCCTCGATAGAGTGAGAGGGGTCACGGTATCCACTGGTAATCTTGAATGGGAATCCACACTGGTGTC